GATGATACATACACAGAGAATGAAGCATCTACTCCTGTATCTTGTAATTCAGGAAACATCCATTTTTGTACAAGACCTGTACCTGGGTATGCAAATACTTCTTCTCCGTTTACAGGGTTTGTATAAAAGAAACCTCTTTGACCTGTAGGATCAGCTAATGGATTAGGTTCACTACCACTTTGCACTAGCTTATTAAGATTTACTAAGTTTTTACCACCTGATTTATTTGTAATGTCTGACCAAGTTTTAAATATTTCTAAGTATGCTTCTAGGAATGGAAATGCAAATCTAAGCGAATCTCCTACAACAGTTCGTTCTGATATATCATAAAGTAATTTTTTAGTCTGTGTCAAAGCATCAGAAGCTACCATCTTGTCATACAAATTAACATCAGTAATAGCTTCTTTAGGTCCTGAATAACCTGCACTATTTATTTTTTTTAAGTAACCATTTAGTTTTGGGTCATACGCAGTAAATTCTTTTAATGATTTATTTGCTATATTTACCATTTCATCTCTAGCATCTCTGCCTAAAAATTCTATAGTTTCTGATACACGCTTCCAATACAACCTTCTAAATGCAGGTGACCTAGATAATTTATTTGTAGGTATAGTCATTAATGATGTAAACAAACTATTAATTGTTTTATTGTACAAATTTTCATCTGTAAATTGTGGTGCGTATTGACCTCTAGTTATTTCTGGTAAATCTTTATAGTATGTTCCAATAAAAGCATCTGCTATTTCTCCTTGTGATTCTGTAAATACCTTTGCTAACTCTGTGTAATCTTCATCTGATAGTTTTCCATCTATATATTCATCTGCTAGTTGTTCAAAATTTTTATCTCCAAGTTTTTCTTGTAATTCTTTTTGTTTTTTCTTAGATTTTAATTTACTTTTAGCAATAGCTGCTGAACTTAATATGTCATATTTTTTTCCATTTTTAGATGTAAATTTACCACCACTTGCAATTACATTTAATAAATCTGTTGTAGCAAAACTATCTACCCAATCGTAAGCACTATCTCCTTTTCTTACTACATTTCCACCTAATTGTTGATGGACTGATGCTCTTAAATAGTAAACATATTCTTCTGCAACAACATTATCAGTTAGTGCTTTATGGAAAGGGTGTGAAACATCTCCTACAACTTTTTCTAATCTAGCTTTATAAGGTCCATCTTTAAGTTGTCTAGCTAAAACATCTAATGCTTGTTTTTTTTGTAATGGTGTTAAGTTACTTCTACTTTCTATATATGCAATTTTTTGCGTAATTTCATCATTAATCATTTGATAAACAGTTTTAACAACAGATTCGTTATATTCTTTTTGTGCTTTACCTACAGAACCCCACCTAGAACCTACAGTAGGTTTTCTTCTTTGTACACGAACATTATTTAATCCTGTTAAAGAATCATCATAAGCTGCATCTGATGCCCAAGAACCACTAACTGCTTCGCTAGGTAATAATGGATCAACTCCTTTTTTAAGTTTTCCACCTTCCTCTGCACCAACACTTCTACCAAATACTCTAGCTATCATTTGTATAGGTGCTAATGCACCATTTGATATTCCTCTGGACACTAATCGTAATTGTTCTTCACCAACTACCTTTACTGTCCACGCTGGTTTTAATAATGCTAAAGGTTTAAATATGTCAGAGTTATACCAATCTAAAAATTGTACAAATGCTTCAGAGTTTTCTCCACCTATTTTATCAACAAGTTTAGTCATATTACCTTGCATATTTTTAGTCATTTGATTAGATGCTTTTACAACTTTGTTTAAATCTGGTAAATAAATATTATTGTTTAATTGAGTAGAGGATAATGCTCTGCTTATTTCATTTGCTTGATTTGGTTCTACACCTTGATCTATTAATCTTTGTGAATATTCAAAATCTTTTCCATTACTATATTGACCATATTTACCTTTATTAATATCAGCAGCTATATTTGCATCATCACTAAATTGTCTAGCTACTTTAGTTGCTGCTTTAGCAACAGATTCTTTAACTCCAGAATCAATTAATACTTTTCTAAAATCTTGTTCTAACCAATTAGCAACTACATTTCCTAATTTTGCATCAATATCTCCACCTTGTTTGTACACATCAATAGCATCATTTAATAATTTGTTTGCTAAATTTTGTCCATCTTCTGCCTGTTTAACAAATGCTTTTGATTGTAAAGTAAATCTGTATAAATTTCTTAAAGCATCTGATGAATTGTTTGCATCAATTAATTTTCCGTAAGAAGGTGCAAAATATAATTGTAATGCTTTTTGTAATCCGTTACCACGAATAACTTGTGGTACATACATATTTGTAGCATCAATTAATCTTGCTGATCCAAGACCTTCTGCTTTGTCTACACCTTCTTTAATTACTTTTTCTGATAAGAAATTATCTAACAATTTTTCAGCTTCTGAACCAAATTCTTTTATAGGAGAACCTTCTTTTAATTCTTTCAACCCTGCAAAAAAATCACCATCACTTATTGATTGTTTTGTTCTTGTGTATATTTCAAAAGGATTATCTACATTTTCCCAAAGCAACTTTTTAAAATCTCTACCTTTATCACTAGCTAAATATGCTTTTAATGTTGGTCCGTGAAATGTACTTCTTATGCCTCTAGTAATTACACCTGCATCATCTAATACTTCTGCTGCTTGAAACATCCTACTTGCTTGTCGTGCTTGACCTATACCAAGCGTTGCCCAGTTTTCAGGAGATGCTAATTGAAAACCAAAGTCTAATGCACCTGTACCAAATTGAGCTTGTTTAGTTCCAGGTTCGTATAATTCATATAAACCTAATTCTTGAAACACTTTTCTACCTGGAGATACTGAAGGATTTAATCCTGCATTTTTAAATTGTTTACCCAATTCTCCTTGAAACTGTATTATGTTTTCTGCTGTTTCTCTAGCTTCTACATCTATTTGAGTTCCAAGTACATTATCTAAAACATATTGTCTTGCTTGTATAGGATCAGTACCTGCTGCAACTAATCTTTTGTATTCATCAGTATCAGAAGGGTCAGTAGATAGTTTTAACCATCCTCTACCCATATCAAAATTTTCTCCAGATCTTATAGCTTCTAACATTTTAGGAGTTCTAAGTGTTCCTTTAATAGCTTGTTTGTAAGCATCACTAAATGACATATCAGGGTTTTGATCTTGTAATTCTTCTGCTCTAGCTAAAGCAGGAAATATAGCTTCGTATATATCTACAAAACCTGTTACTGCACCTCTTACAGTTGGTTTTAAAATATTGTCTATAGGACTATTAATAACTTGAAAAAATCTATTATTTTTTACTTGATTTGCTAATGGGTTTTCACTAACAAATCTTTTAATATTATTAAATTTACTTTCTGCTTGTAACTCTACTTTTTTTGCTATGTCTGTTAAAGCGTTATCATTAAAACCTAAACCTATTTTTGCAGCAGCAGCCACAACACTTCCTGGTAAATTAGGATAAGCATTAGCTATTTGTGCAGCTCTATTTGCTTCTTCTTGCGATACTACAGGTGATATTTTTTCTTTTGTTTGAAATTCTTGTGTAAATTTATCATCATAAATATCATCATCATATCCAAAATTTTTAATTGCCATTAGTCAAAATCCACCAACTGAAGTAACGCAGTATCACCTGTCATAACATACATTTGATATAACAAATCATTTACATTTTGTTGTGGTGGTTGAGCAGGACCTACACCAGGACCAAAGTCTAATCCTGCCGTAACAGGTTCTGTTGGTCTTTGTGTCGCACCAAATACATCTACATTAGGCATTGGTCTAGCTGATCTTGGTTGTGCTTGTGGAGTACTGTCTTTTGGTAATGGTGCAGCTTGTTGTTGCTCTGTTAATTCTTTTTGCTCACCATAATCCATACCAGGTATTCTACGAACTGCCTGTGTTGTATCGCTATAATTTCTTGCTGGTGGTGGTACATTAGTATTTCTACCACTAACACCTCTATTACTAGAACTCCTCGTTGCCATCTTGCTCCTCATCATCATCAAAAAACATAAAAGTAGAACTTATAATCATATACCCAAAAGGAAATGCAAGTGGTGGCATTTGATCTCTAAACATTCTTGGTTGCAGTACTTCTTCATCTAGCAATATGTCATCACATTTTTCATCAACATCATAAAGTGAGTTATGTACTATTTCTGCAAAATCATTGTTAATTGACATTATCCACCCATACCTTGTAACAGTTGTGCTATGCCTGGTGGTGGACCTTGTGGTGGCAAAGTCTGTCCACCAAGCAATTCTTGTTCTGCTGTTGGTATCTCTGGCTCTTCTGCTGTAAAGAACTTATCTAAGATATTTTGCATATCATCAGGATTCTTTCTTATCTGCACAACAGCCATAGTTGCCTTTGGATCACCCTGTTGGGCTTGAGCTAATAATGTATCAAAAAGTATTTTATCTGCTTTTTCTTTTGTAATTCTACTGTTTACAGTTGTTAGGTTATCTAACCCATCAAGATTTTCTTGTAGTGTCTGTGTGTCTATGATACCTGCTTGAAGTAATTGCAGCCCTGTTACAATCTTTTGTGGCTCATCATATCCAGCCATAGCACCATAAACTCTTCGTGTTTTGTATGCACCTTGTATATCCTTTTCTGGGTCATACTTTTCACTAAAGAACTGATTGTTGTAATAACCAGATAAGTCTTTAGCTTTACCACCATACATTTTCTGATCCCACTCTAATCTTTTAGCATCAATCATCTCTATAGCATCTGCCATAACTGTGTGATACTCTCTAATCATTAGTGACATACTTGCACCTAGTTCTTCTAAACCTCTACCAGTAGCAAAACTAAGTGGAGATTGTGAATCATCAGATACAGGATAAGAACCACCAACACGAAGTTGTCTTTCTATTCTGTCTATTTGTTGAAATATTTGATAAGGAACATTTGATGCAGGTTTACTAACTTGTGTACCTGGAGCTAAATAGTTTACAGCAAATCTACCTTTACGATACTGTCCTGATTCTATCTCTCCTGATATGTTAGTTTCAGTAAATACTGCATCTTCCATAGCTATTATTGACATCACATTAATTTTTGCCATAGAAGCCATAAGCCCTATGATCTGGTCATACTGTCCTTGCAATCTGTCAAATGCAAATTTCTTTGCAATAACAAATGCAGGTCCACTATCTAGTGGATTTGGTATGAAGTCAAGAATAGTTGCAGAAGTCATATGGAATATATAAGTTCCATCTAAGTTGTAATACTCTGCTATTAAATCACCTTCGCCATTTGAATTAGCCCAACTACCATTATAAGAATCTGTGTAAGCAGAAGCATAAGCATTACCTATACCTAATGTATTAGTTTCATATCCATCTTTAGACATAATCTTTTCTGCTGATTTAGGATAAGTTCTTGCTAGAGCTTCTTTAGGAACTCTACGAACAATAGCCATTTCTTTTGGTTGTTGATCTGCACCAAAATAACCAGGAAAACAATTATAAGGATCACGAAGTTCTGCACAAGGATATGGCGTACCATCAGGTCCTTTTTTCTCTCTAATAACCCATACAGCAAAACCATAACCAGGTAGCCATCTACCTACTTGTGGCATTTGTAAATCTAATTTTTGTACTTCATCATAGGCGTTAACAATACGAGCAATCTTCTCTGCTTTCATTCTTGCTCTATCAGAGTCTTTGCCATTAGGTACATCTACTTTTAAGTTTGGAATACGACCTATCTTTTGTGCTAAGTGTTCTAATCCTGACATCATCAAGTTAGGTACAGGGATTTGCC